CCGGACATCGAGCTGCGGGTGGAGACCCGCGACGACGGCCGGCCGCAGATCGTCGGCATGGCCCCGCCATGGAACAAATGGAGCGTCGATCTCGGAGGCTTCAAAGAGCGTTTTATGCCCGGAGCGTTCCGGAAGTGGCTCGACCGCTCGCCGAACGATCCGCGAGGTGCTGCCGACGTGGTCGCGAAATACAACCATATGGATTCCGCCGTCCTCGGCCGGACGACGAACGGCACACTCCAGATCCAGGAGAACGAGAAGGGGCTCGTGTTCCGAGCGACCCCTCCGGTCGGCACGCCGACGACTGCCGAGGTCCTTCCGCTGATCCGGGAGGGCTACATCTTCGGCTCGTCTTTCGCGTTCTCACTGCCCGATCCTCGAGGCGAGACCTGGGACGAGGATCCCGCCGGCAACGTCACCAGGACGATCACCGACGCGGCGATCTTTGACGTGTCGCCGGTGACCCACGCCGCGTATCCAAACAGTTCCGTCGGCCTTCGGTCCCTGTCGGCCTGGCGCGAAGCCCGAGGGCTCGTCCACCACAGGGCCGAGGGCCGCGGGCTCGTGATCTCGCTCGACTACGACCGGACGTTCACCGCGGCCCCTGGCCTCTGGCGTTCGTTCGTCAACATGGCGACGGCCGCCGGGAACCGCGTCGTCTGTATCTCGCGACGCGAGGCGACCGACGAAAACCGCGAGGAGCTGCGGCTCGCGTTCGCGGACCTCGAGGTCGGCGACCTGATCCTCTGCGGGGCCGACACCCAGAAGCGCGACGCGGCCGCCGCGGCCGGGATCGCGGTCGACGTGTGGGTCGACGACTACCCCGAGGGGATCGTCGCGGCCCCGGCTCCTTCGGCTCGCTCGTTCAAGGTCTCGACGCTCGCCGGATCGAAGGCGGCCGCCGCGGCCGCCGTCGCCCGGATGCGAATCAACGCCGGCTAACAAGGGGACGATATGCCCACGCTCACCCACAATAGCGCGGTTCAGATCCGCTCGGTTTACTCCGATGGCGACCTGGTGATCTCACGCGACGCCACTCTTCGGACCGACCTGATCAACGGCACGGCCTCGGGGCAGGCGAACGGCCTCTGGTTCGGGACGCTGACGCTGGCGGCCGCCGCCGCGACCACGCTCGACCTCCGTGCCCTAGAGTCGACGATCCTCGGGGGCACCGTCACCACGGGATTCTCGGCGGTCAAGCAGATCACGATCAGCAACGCCTCAACTGGCGCGACGCTGACCATCGACCAAGGTACGTCGAACGGCTGGACCCAGGTCACGGCCTACCTGGTCGGGGCGAGCGGCGTCGCGGTTCATTACGCCCCGGTCGCGGGCCTGCCGACGACGACCACGTCGAAGACGCTCCGCGTCACGAACAACGCGACCGCGGTTGTCACCGCTGGCAACACCACGAACGGCTCGACGGCCGTCGCCGGGATCTCGTCCACGGCCAGCCTGGCTGTCGGTATGGCCGTCTCGGGGACCGGCATCCCGGCCGGGACGACCGTCGCCGAGATCACGAGCGGGACCGCCGTCGTTCTCTCTGCCGCGGCGACCGCCACCGGCTCGGCCGTCTCGCTCACCTATCAGTGGGTCGCGGTCGTCGAGGTCTCTGTCGTCGGAGTGCTCGTGTGACCACCACATGCCTGACCTGCGGCGGCCGCTGCCGCGTCGAGTCGAGCAAGCGGGCCGGCGACCGCCAGGTCCGATACGTCGAGTGTCAGAGCTGCCGGCAACGTCGCCGACAAGTGGTCCCGGCCGATCAAGTCTGGAGGCGGAAGCGATGAGCATCACGACCGTTCCGATCACCGAGGCCGTCGACCAGCCGGGCCTCCTCGACAAGATCACGACGTACATCGCGTCGGCGAAGGTCGCGGCCGCCGACGGCCTGACCTGGTCGGAGTTCGGCGAGCTGCTCCTCGCGCTCCTCCGGCTTGTCGTCTCGGCCCTCGACTCCGTGGCGGCTCTCTCCGGGAAGGAGAAGAAGGCCCTCGCCCTCGACGCGGTCGCCCGGCTCTTCGACGCCGTCGCCGACTACGCGGTCCCGGTGACGCTCTACCCGATCTGGCTCGTGGCCCGCCCGGCCGTCCGGTCGCTGGTCCTGGCTCTCGCGGGCGGCGTGATCGAGCAGCTCCTTCCACTCGTGAGGCTTGCCCGATGATCGTCGCCCTCCTGATCGCCGCCGCGGTTTATGCGTTCGCCGGCGACAAGTTCACCAAGTACATCGGCGACGTGTCGCTGCCGACCCTGGAACGGCGACACGTCGCCGGGGCTGCCCTGCTCGCGGCGGCCGCCTTCGCGTGGGGCTCGTCCGCTCCGCCGGCCCCGACGCCGCAGCCGGCCCCCGGCCCGGCCCCAGGCTTCTCGCTCCGCGGGACGTTCGTCGGCCCCGACGCCGCGGCCGACGCCGCGACCGTGTCAGCCCTGATGGAGGAGCTGGCCTCGGAGATCGAATGGGATTCGATGCAGGCCGAGCCGCTGATCCGGACAGGCGTCGCCGTCGACGATCTCCGCCAGCGTGCCCGCGAGCTGCGATGTCGCGGAGTCTCGCTCGGGGAGAAGCACCCGCGAGCCCGCGAGAGGATCAAGCAACACCTGGACGCGACGGCCGGCACGTCCGGCGGTCCGCTGACGCCGGCCCAGCGGTCCGCGTGGGTCGCGGCCTACCGTGAAATCGCGAGGGCTGCCGCCGATGCCTCGCGCTAACGCTCTTCGCTGGCTCGCCGTCGCTCTGCTCTTGGGGCTCGCGGCCGCTGCGATTGTCGCCGGCCTCGGCCGAGGCCCCGGCCCTGCCGGCTGGGGAGACGAAAACTTCGGCTACCGTCCAGACCCGCAGGGAGTCGAGCGATTCCTCGCGGAGCTGCCCCAGCCGCTCTTTCGCGATGCCGGAGCCGAGACGGTCCGCGAGGCGAAAGGCGTCGACACGTTCCTTTATCGCTCCGCGGTTCGCGCTCACCTGGCCCGCTACGGGAAGCCCTGGGTCTGCGAACGCCAGGGAATTGGGGATTGTGTTTCCTGGGGCTGGGCTCACGGAATCTGGATCGCCCAGTCGATCGACTGGGAGACGGGCCGACTGGCCGAGCCTCCGCTCTTCCCGAGTTCGGAGGCGCTATATGGCGGATCCCGTGTCGAGGCCCGCGGCCGATCAGGTGACGGCTCGTCGCCGGTCGGCGGCTACTCCGACGGATCGTATGGGGCCGCGGCCGCTCGGTTCGTCCGCGACTGGGGCGTCGTCTACCGCGAGAAGTTCGACCGCTACGACCTCTCGGCCTACTCCGCGAACCGAGCGAAGGACTGGGGAGCCTACGGATGTGGCGGCCAGGGAGACGGCGGGAAGCTCGACGCGATCGCGAAGAAGCACCCGGCCGCCCATGTCGCGCTCGTGACCACCTGGGCCGAGGCGGCAGCCGCGATCGAGGCCGGGTTCCCCGTGCCTGTGGCTTCGATGCAAGGATTCGCGAGCACGACCGACGCTCAGGGCTACGCGGCCGCCTCCGGCCAGTGGGCTCACCAGATGTGTTTCGTTGCGGTCCGCTACCAGGCGAACGGATCACCGTCGGACGCTCTCCTGTGTTTGAATAGCTGGGGACCCCGATGGATCACCTACCGCGGCAAGTTTCCGGCCGATCAGCCGGACGGATCGTTCTGGGTGACGCGGCCCGTCGTGGAATCCATGCTCCGGGCGAAGGACTCATTCGCGGTCGGCTCGGTCAGTGGCTTCGGCTGGCGCGATCTCCATAACGGAAACTGGCTGACGCCGGCCCCGCCCGAAACGATCGCCGACTGGTTCGCTCCGCACACGTTCACACTTGCCCCGTGAGGATCGCCATGGATCGCCGCACGCTCGCCGCCGTTGCTGTCGCCCTGATCGTCGGCTACTGGCTCGCCTCGTCGCATGACATTACGCCGAAGCCCGCCGACCGGCCGGTCGTGCGGTGGATCGCCAGGGCCGCTCGGAGCCTGCTCTGGGTCGCCCTCCTGGCCGAGAAGCCTCCCGAGGAGCCGCAGCCCGACCACCACGTCGCCAGGTCCGCGAACGTCGGAGACGACGGCTATCCGATCATTCACAACGGAAGGGGCTGGTAATGTCGTTTTCCGGAATCTGGAACGTGTTCGTCGCATTTCTGGTCTGGCTCTCGTCGGACCCGAGGTCCGTCGACCTCGAGGCCCCGAAGGCCGCCGCGGCCGTGTCGGCCGCTCGTGCCTCGATGCTCGTCGACGCTCCGGCTCCGCCGTCGCCGACGCCGCAGGACTGCGACTGCGGGAAGACGTGCGTCCGCGGAGTGTGGAAGCCCGACGGGAAGATCGAGCAACGCTGCGGCTGTAAGTGCCCGCGATGTGTCGCGGAGCGTGCGAAGACATGCACGTCGGGGACGTGTCGCTGACCGTCCTACCGTAGAACGCTCCGCGAGATTCTGCCGCGGCGGCCTCTCATATCGTGATGTGCGGTAAGGACACCACACGAACACGAAGGGACTCCCCATGCCGTCGCCCAAGCTCGCCCGCCTCCAGGATGACGCCGCCAAGGTCGCCGCCGAGATCACCGATCTCCGCGCCGTCGAGCCGGCCGACGATTCCGAGCGAACCCGGATCGAAGAGCGGCTCGCGTCCCTGTCGGAGCAGTCCGACACGATCTCGAAGGAAGCGGCCGCCGAGCGAGCCCTCGACGAGAAGGTCGCCAGCCTCCGCACGGTCACCGAGTCGGCCAGCTCGCCGAAGCCGGCCGAAGTGGCCCAGGTCGAGGACTTCTCGCGGCCCGACATCCGGGCCGGCGTTCGAGCGTTCCGCTCGGCGAAGGTCGCAGCCGATGTCGGCGAGTTCCTGGTCCGTCTCGCCAGCGGCGAGAAGCGAGCCATGGGCGAGACCGTCAGCGGCTACGGTGACTCCTACGTCGTGACCGAGCTGTATGACGCGATCGTCAACCGGCTCCAGTACCAGTCGGTCGCGATGCAGCTCGCGAGCGTATTCCGGCCCCGAGGCCAGAGCATCAACCTTCCGAAGAGCGGCGAGTTCACGGTCGCGTATGCCGCCGAGAACGCGGCGTTCACGGACCAGGACCTGTCGACCAGCGGCCCGACGCTGACCCTCTACGAGGCCGGCGGCTCGGTCGCGGTGTCGAACGCCCTCCTGAACGACTCGCCGATCGACGTGGCTGGCCTGCTCGTCGACCGGATGTCCTACGGGTTCGCTACCTGGTATGACCAGAAGTGGCTTACCGGCAACGCGTCATCGCCGACGATCTCCGGCCTCCCGGCCGCGGTCGCCGCGATCGCGAGCAACCCCAACACCGTGACCGTGGCTCTCAACGCCTCGACGACCGCCGCGAACCTCGCGGACGTGGTCGGGAAGGTGGACGAAAGCATCATGGGAACCGGCGCGTGGGTGGCTTCAAAGGCCGGCTACGTCGACCTGATGAAGCTGTGGGCAGCCCAACAGACGACCATGACGGTCGGTGGCGGTCGAGTGGTCCCGACGGTCTACGGTGCTCCGGTCTACCTCGCCAAGGGTATGCCGGCGACCACGCTCGCCCTCTACGGTGACTTCTCGAAGTCGACCGCGGTCGGCCTCGCTGCCGAAGGGATCCAGATCACGGTCGCGAAGGAGCTGCTCGTCCGCAGCCGTCAGACGCTCTTCGTCGGATCCAGCCGCCTCGGCGTGCTGAATCACGGCCCCGAGTTCGTCGGTCGGCTGGCGAAGGCGACCTCCTGACCCGTGTCGATGTGATTCTCGGGGGCCGGGGCTGGCAGGGATGCCGGCCCCGGCTCTCTCTCTATAGGGACCTCCGGAGGCGAGCATGGCGAAGCCCGACACGATCCGCGTCCTTCAGTGGCCCCTCGTCGAGCCCGTCTCGCTCACCGAGGCGAAGGCCCAGGTCTCGCTCGCCCAGGACCAGACGGAACACGATCGGTTCCTCCTCGACAAGGTCGCCGCGGCCCGCCGGCTGGTCGAGAGCCGGCTCTCGGTGACACTCGTCGCGACACAGTACCGGGCGACCTGGAAGACGGGCGGGAAGATCCTCCACCTGCCGGCTCCGCCCGTGCTGATCTCCGCGACCTATCCGATCACGATCACGGTCGACGGGACTGCCCTGTCGGCGTCCGACTACGAGGTCGACCAGGACGCGTTCCCGGCTACCGTCACGCTCGACAATGAGACGACCGAGAAGATCGTCGTCACCTACTGGGCCGGCGTCGCCCCGGGCTCGACGATCGAGCCGATGGTCCGCTCGGCGATCCTGGCCTACGTCAACCACCAGTTCGAGAACCGCGGCGTATTGAACACCGAAGGCGGCGGCGAGCTGCCCCAGGCCTTCGAGACGCTCCTCGCGGCCAGCTCGTGGAACGGAGGCTGGTAATGGCACGAGCTGCCGGCCGCTACCGCGAAGTCTTCGTCCTGGAGCGACCCGTCCGCACGCGAAACGCGGCCGGCGGGACCGTCGAGACCTGGGAGACGGTCGCGACGATCTTCGGCTCCTACGAGGCCACGTCCTATAACGAGCAGGCCCGACGCGGCCAGGTCGGTGGCGGGATCTCGGCCACGGTCTACACGCGTTACCGCTCCGGGCTGGCAGGTGACCAGCGGCTCCGATGGCTCGCCCGCGGCGGCAGGCTGCTCTATATCTCGGCCGTCGTCGAGCAGGGGAACCGCGAGGACCTGGAGCTGACCGTCGAGGAGCAGGTCTCGTGATCTCTATTTCGTGGAGCGACATGGGCGGCCAGATCGGTGAGCTGATGAAGCGATACGACGAGCTGCCGCGAAGTGTCGCGAAGAAACACCTACAGGCCGCCATGAAGCGGGCCGGGAAGGATGCCGTCAAGATCCTGAAGGCCAACACGCCGAAGGGCGGCGGCCGCCGCGTGAAGGCTGCCGTCGTTCGCGGCGAGCTGAAGGAGAACTACAAGCGACGTGGCGGATCGCTCCGAAAGGCTGCGACGTTCACCGCGAAATACATCGGCCGGAATAAGGACGGCAGCGTGATCGGAGTCGTCGGCTACAAGTACGGTTTCGAGTCGCGAAAAGCGATCTGGCTGGAGTTCGGTACGAGTCGCGGGATCGAGCCGCGAAAGATCATCGATAAAACGCTCGCGGCCTCACGATCGGTCGTCCTCGCCAAGCTAGAGGTCGAAATGGCTGCGGCCCTCGACAAGGCCGTCGCCGAGGCAAACTCGCCTATGCGACCAGGCATGTCGAAACGCGGTCTCGCTGCCGGCGTCGCCCCACGATAGGAACAACCAGTGCCTACCCCGCACGTCTGGCTAAAGGAAGCGATCGAGAACGCCACGTCGGCCACGGCCTGGCCGGTCGGCATGACCGGCACCCAGTCGCCTCCCTTCACTATCTACGCTCGCGAGGCGACGAGCCGCGAGCAGGTCCTCGCCGACACGTTCGACGACACCCCGGCCGCCGACCAGGTGAACCCGGTCGCCCGGTTCCTGGTGGCGGTCTACGCCGACGACTACGTCCAGGCCTGGACGCTCGCCGGGCAGATCACCGCGGCGATCCACAAGTTCGCCGGCACCGCCGACGGGACGACGGTCGAGCACTGCCTGGTTCTCGACGAGCGAGACGGCCAGCCCGACTACCTCGAGGGCCGCGAGACGCCGACCTACACGGTCGAGCTGTCGGTCGAGATCCGCTGGGCCGAGTGAGATTCGCCCCGCTACGACGGCCATAAAATCGACCACGCCCGACACAGGAGCAGACCATGCCGATCTCCACACTGACCTCGCCAGGCCCGACGATTCCGTCCGGCGCGAAGACGATCTCCCTGAAGGACATCGAGACTTCCGGCGCGACCGCGAAGGAAGACGTGACGGTCCTCGGGGACTCGACGCGACAGTATGCGGCCCCTCCGCTGGTCGAAGGCGGGACGAACACCGCGACGAAGACGGTGTCCGTGTCGGGCAATCTCAAGAGCGACACCACGCTCGCGATCACGGCGGCCGCCACTACGACCGGCTGGATCTGCGAATCGTTCGAGAAGTCGTACGAGGTCGGTAAATACGCGACGTTTTCGGTCGAGTTCTCCTACTATCCGCCCGCGGCATAAGGAGCAGCAGACGTGCCAGATCCCGTAACGTTCACCAGCTCGCAGGGGTTCAACGCGTTCGGCGTTTCCGGCGCGACGAAGGTCTCCGTGAAGGTCTCGCGGAAGTCTGACGTGACGCCGCAGCTCGACGCCTCGACGCTGTCGATCGCTCACGGCGGGACTCGCGTCTACGAGAACGGCCTGACGGACAACGGGCAAAACTCAAACTCCGGCGCGATCGTGACGGTGACGATCGACGGCCTGGGGGCAACGAAGCCCACGAAGGGGACCACGATCACGGCCGAGGGGGTCACCTGTAAGTGCATGGACTCCACGAGCGACGACTCCGTGGGCGAGCTGAAGAAGTGGTCGGCGAACTACACCTCCGACTATGCGGCTTGACGTAAGGGAGGCCGGTCACGATGCCGACTCCTTCGTCGCAGGGATCAAGCTGTAGTTTCAACGGCCAAACTCTTGGCCGAATGACGCGGTTCCGGATCTCTCCAGGGGCCGCCGTGTTCGCCGAAAAGACGAACATCACGAGCGAGGTCGTCGGCTCCGGGGCGAACGCCCGGATCGTGAAAACCTACGACTGTGTCGCGATTGATCCGGGGACGGTCGAGGTCACACTTTACGGGTGCCCTCCTTACACGAACGCCCAGATCGGCTCCCGTGGGACCGTTTCGGTGTCGTTCGAAGGTGGGTCGCTGTCGAGACCGGCTTACCTCGAGACCTTCGATGTGACCGGCAGCGTCGGCGAGTTTCTCGTGGGCCAGGCCGTATTCAAACTGACAGGTGAGGGACAATGAGCCTCCTCGACAATATCTCCGAAACGCTCCTCGTGAATCCGCCCGGCTATAGCGAGCCGGTCTACTTCCGCTATCCGACGTTCGCCGAATGGCACGGCCTGGCGATGGCTCACAGGGACCTCGACGGCGGCGCTCCTCCGGCCGAGCTGATCGTGAAGACGCTCGCCACCTGCCTCTGCGACGCGAGCGGAAAGCCGCTCGGGTCCGAGGCGTCGAAGGTCATGCTCGCCAGCCATCGTCGCGTGATGTGGCTCTACAAGAAGGCCTGGGCGACGGTCCTCCTGTCCGACGACCAGGTCGTGGGAGAGATCGAAAAAAACTAAGAAGCCAGACGGGACGCGTCGAACGATTCGTTTACCGTCTGGCGGCCCACCTAGGGATCGGGAACGTCGAACAATGGAAACGCGAACTAACTCTCGACCAGCTCCACAAGTGGATCGCGTATTACCGCGTCGAGCCATTCGGCGAGGACTGGCTCCGGGAGGCACGGGCGACCATGTTCACGATCGCGGCTCTCGGTGCGAAGCCGGGGTCCGACTTCGTCGACGTGTTCCTTCCGAACTATGACCCCGACCGGGAGATGACCGAGGACGAGATCGCGGAGAAGCTGAAGGGCTGGACCAAGGAAGGAGGGTAGTGTGGCGTCGATCGGAAAAGTGTCGGCCGTATTCACCGCGTCCACGTCCGGACTCACGTCCGGAGTGAAGGCCGCCTCCTCGTCGTTTCGTAGCCTCCAGTCGGATACGAAGGGGCTAGAGTCTGCGATGAAGACCCTCGTCGCGGTGAACGTGACTCAGCTCTTCGCGTCTGTCGCCTCCGCGGCGATCTCAAGCGTGCGGAGTCTCGTCTCGTTCGGTCAGGCCCAGGCCGACATAGTCGACAACGCGAGCAAACTCGCCGCCCGGCTGGGCATGACCTACGGAGAGTTCGCAGGCCTATCGCTCGCGGCAGACCTGGCGGGTGTCTCCATGGACACGATCGGCAAGGCCTCACAGAAGGCCGAGATCGCGTTCGCGAAGGCGGCCGGCGGATCGAAGGTTGCGACGGCCGCCTTCGCCGGCCTCGGCCTATCGGTGGAGCAGTTGAACGCGATGTCGGCCGCCGATCGTTTCGACGCGATTGCCTCCTCGATCGCGGCCCTGCCGACCGAGGCCCAGCGGGCCGCCGCTGCCGTTCAAATCTTTGGCAAGGCTGGGGCCGAGCTGCTCCCGCTCTTCTCCGGCGGGGCTGAAGGGATCGCGGCCGCTCGCGAGCAGGCCGAGCGACTCGGGCTGACGCTAACGAACGCCCAGGGCCAGAACGTCGAGGCGATGAACGACTCGTTCACGATGGTCGCAAAGTCGATCGAGGGAGTCGTCCAGCAGGTCGTCGCGTACCTCGCCCCGGCGATCACTGCGATCTCCGAGCAGTTCACGACGCTGGTCGGAGACATCGGCGGAGCCAACATCGGCCAGGCGATCGGGGCGGGGATCCTACAGGGGGCAAGATTCCTGGCCGGGATCGGAGACTACCTGATCGAGAACTTCGGGTCGACGTTCTCTTACCTGTCGCAGGTCGGCCAGCAATGGGGAGACGTGGGCGACCTGATGAACCGGACGGCCTCCTTCCTGTCAGGCGTTTTCAACGGAGCCCAGGCCGGCCTCGGGATGATCGTCCTCGGATTTACTGGGGCCTTCGAGGGCCTCGCGACGGTGGCGAAGGAGATCGGCTCGTATCTCGGTTTCGATACGTCGACGCTCGACGCTGTCGTCGCCGGGGCCTCGGCATTCAATCAATCAATCTCGGACGGGATCACGACGAACGTCGAGCAGATGCAAGCCGGATTCAATGCCGCGTTCGCCGACAACGCTCCGAACGTCGGGCAGGCTATCGCCGGCCCTCTCGTGACCTCGCTCGACGCGTCGATCGCGGCAGCCGAGGCCGCGGCAAACTCCGTCGACGAGGCGTCTAGAACGCCCGTCGAGCTGAAGCAGACCGTCGTGGTCGACGTGGCCCAGGCGATCAAGGGTATCGACTCTCGGTCGACCGAAGGGATCACCGAGATGTTCCGGATCATGCGAGGCGGGGCCGGTGACGTGCAGGAGCAGCAGCTCTCCGTCCTCGAGGAGATCGCCGCCAACACGGGCGGCGAAGGCTTCACCGTCGTCGAGGACTTCTAATGGCTGTCGTCTCCTACCAGCGGATCCTCGACGGAGCCTCGCTCTCCGGCAAGTTCGGCGAGTCGCTCCAGGCGACCGAACGCTGGCAGGTCCGCGTCGACTCGCCGACGACGACCCGCCTCGAGATCCTTCAGACACTCGCCACCGGCGGGATCGTGTGGGGTGCCTCACACCCCGAGTTTTCCGCGCTGAAGGCGATGGAGTTCACGCTCGACGCCGAAGGCCGCGAGGGAATGCGGTGGATGTTCGCGGTCAAGTATTACGTCCCGCCCCCCTCGAAGACGCCCCAGGCCTCGGGGATCCCGAAGGACTCCTGGGAGAGAAGCGGCGGGACCGCGACCGTCCCGGTCTTCCGCGACACGAGCGGAGTCTCAATCACGAACGCGGCCGGCGATCCGCTCGAAGGCCTGGAGCGAGAGCGCGAGGAGGTCGCCTGGTCGCTCGTGAAGTGCTACGAGACGGACGCGGCCTTCGGGTCTGCCGCCAGTGCCTACGCCGGGAAGTTGAACAACGCGAGCTGGAGCAACTACCCCGAAAAAACGGTGAAGTGTTACCTGAAGAGCGCGAAGAAGGTCAGCGTCTCGAAGCTCGACGGAACGGAAGACGGGGCGACTCTCGACTACATCGAGGCCCACTGGGAGTTTCGGTACGACCCCGACACCTGGAAATGCAAGCCGTGGGACGTTGGCTTCATGGAGAAGGTCAGCGGCGAGCGGAAGACGATCACCGGCAACGACGGGAAGCCGGTGAAGCAACCGGTCGCCCTCAACAACGACGGCACGAAGAAATCCGTCGGCCAGAAGCCGACCGTGATCAACAACGGGGCCGGCGTCGACATCTACGAGACCGCTGACTTCACGACCGGCTTCGGGGCGCCGGTCTTCATCGCATGACCAAGCCAGTCGCATTCTCCGAGGACGGAGCCCGTCGCGTGATCGCGGCGACGAAGGCCCACGAGGCCGGGAATCGCGACATGCCGGGGATCCGGTTTCGCGATGTAGGGGGCGACACCGATGACTACTCGCTCCGGCTGTGTAAGACCTCGGCCGCGTTCAATAAGGGCACGGTGGCGACGCTGAACGTCTGGGAGAGCGGCACGCCACCGAACGAGACGCAAACGAGCGGAACGACGGTCGAGAATGTGGTGAACAAATACGCGAACATTGCCAGCGGGAAGTTCGTCTCGGTCGCGCTTCACGCGAACGGCCGCTGGTACGTTGTCGCTGCGGAGTGCTCGTAATGGTGTTTTTTCCTGGATGCCAGTGTTGCGCTACTTGTTTTTGCGGAACAATAATCAACTACATTGATATTGAAGTCGAAATAGATTCTGCGCGAGACGACTACCGATCACAGTTTACCTACACTAACGTCAACAAGGCTTCGCCAACATCTGATCCAGTAACCAC